ATTAAGTGCAAATGTTACCATCACAATACATCGAACCACAAGACGTACACCTGTTCATTCCAATTTGTGTAGTGCATTCATTAAACGTTTCTCCAACATCATCTAAATCAACAGATTTAACTTGTTCTAAGCAGCCCATTATCACATCTACAACTGGTCTAAAGTTACCATTATCAAGCGGTATTATTTTGCTGGTTACTTTGGCGTGTCCGTTATCGTTAAGCCATTTTATCACTTGTTCTCTTGTGTCCATTTTTCTACCCGTTAAATCCGATTGTTTAGCTGCTTCCTTTCGTTTCATCTTCTTTGTTTTGGTTTAAATTTTCTCTAATATTAACAATTGCAATTGCTAGACCTCTTCTTACACCTTCATTATATGCATTTTCTAAAGGTGTATGCTCCTTCTTGTCCTGTGGATGTTCATAAAAACTAGTATATTCATCCATCCTTTTACCGAGGTGTTCTATTAATTCTTTCTTATTCATCTTTGTTTTGATCTTCAAGTTTCTTAATAGCTGCTGCAAGATATTTTGCAGTATCCAGGGTTTCCTCATAAGCATGTTGTAACCAATCTTTAAGATTGTAATCCCCACGGTCTACAGTAGTACCGTATTCCTTAATTCCTTTTTTATCAGAGTCTATAAGATCTTTGATAATATCCTTAGTGATATTACATGCTTTGCTATAATCATCTACTTCTACCATTTTAGGATCAGCAGATACAGTAGGACACCATCCTTTAAGATGTCTACCGTTGGTCATTCCACAATATTGACACTTACTCATTTCCTAAATTATATAGGTTATATAGTAGAGTAAGCTCTTCCCCATCTTCGACAGCCTTAATGGTCTTTACATATCTGTAGTCACCATCTATTACAGCTTCAAGATTAGGGTCTTCTGAATGATTGATAAATCCACCAAGAGGTGTTCTGATAAAACGATCCTTGAATCTTTCATCATATACATGTGATATTCCGAGAACTTCTCCAGCTTCTATATCTGTAACTGCAAATAAACCAAGACCTTCTATGTTAGATGGCTTGATCGTTAACCTGGAATCCAGGGGTTTGTAATTTTTAGATTTTATTTCCATAGTATTTTTAAGTTTATCTAATCGATTACCCAATAAAATAACAAGCACCAATAGTATTACTATCAGTGCTTGATATATTTTATTAGTGTTCTTACTATTCTTCATACACCGCAATGCATATATCAATAAAAGCAAAGTAAAATGCATAATAGGTGACACCTAGACTCTCATAGGATCTATATCCAAAAAGAATCATAGGTTTTATACCTATAGTTATTTCCCAATCTTTATCATCAAACATAGCTTATGTAAAATAATCAAATTATGGAACATGATCCTCCTGCACAAGCTAATTCTCCTTGTAGATCAGTGTTATCATCGATCTCTACTACCTTAGTAAGATCTACTTCAGAAAGTGCAGCGTACCTTTTATCAAACTCTTCTTCAGTTATCTCTTCAAAAGGAGCCTGTACATAAGTACCACCATCATAAGGAAGAACTGATAGACCATTAAAGCTATTTCTGTTTTCCCACATCCATTCTACAATACCTTCCCACTCATCTTCTTTTACAGATACAGTAGCAGATACGTTATGGGTATTACGACCATGACTATGACCTTGCTTTACCCATTGCATATTCCAACGCTTAACACGATCAAGCATTTCTAATGCTGTCTCGTCCTCACGAAGAGTTGCAGTATCTGGAGCTTTCTGAGGAACCTCAATCACTGCAGAGTTAGGAATAAGTGTCATATCTTCTACAAGTTCAGGATGATTGATTGCAAGATACTGATATAATGCTTCATCCTTACTGCATTGCATACGTCTGATGTAATACTTAGAGTGCCATGCATGTATACCTGATGATGTACCTACTACACAAGATGTAGTACCGCTTGGCTTTACTGTAGTAATACGAGCAGCAGGATTGATGCCTATACATCTAGCTGTTTCGTAGTTAGCTTCTATAGCCATACCTGCAGCCTCTTCAAGATCAAGATCATATACACTTCCGTTACAGATGCCTGTCATACCTACACCTACAAGAGCATCTTTTTCAGTGGTCTCTCTCCAGATAGGTCTTAGATAATGAAAGTTAGTAAATCCTGCTTGTAATGTTCCAAAGAAGGATGCCACTGAAGCACGTTCATTAAGATCAAGCTGGTCTACAACATTTCCTGCATTTACTTCTGTAAGATTACAGAACTGAAACGGTCTTAGTGCGATTTCACAACAAGGGTTGGTTCCCCAATCTTTATCGTTACTGAGATATGTACCAGGTTCTCCGCTACCACTGTTTTCAATCTTCTTCCAAAGATCTACAAAGAACTCTTTAGTAATTCTGTGACGTAGTAGTACTGCACTGTTGTTAGCTCGTCCACGTTGAGGGTTATTCTCCCACCATGCACCACTTTTACATGCTATCATCTCATCATCATCTGCAGAGAACAAAGAAATAAGTGCTGCTCTACGAATACCACCAGCAAGTACAGCATCTGCAATGTGACAGATCATATCATGCACTTCTATAGGAGATAGTCTTTCACCATCTTCTTTACGATCTAACATCAACTCAAGATTGAATAAGCATTTCTTAAGAGGTTCAGGTCCAGGTGCTTTACCTCCAGCAGTTATTAATCTTGCTCCTTTAGGTCTGATGTCACTAAAGTCAAATACAGGTTTGGTCTTTCTGAACCCAAAGTATGCTGACATAAGATGACGAACAGCATCTGCCCATCCTTCAATAGAATCGCTTACAAGATACTTCTGCTTTTTCTTAGGCTTATGAATCTCAGGAAGCTGATTTACATGGTCTCTTTGTACAGAGTATCCAACACCTGTACCTCCAAGCAATAAGAACATAGTTTCGCTGAATGCACGATAATCATCAATAGGTAGATATGCACAGTTATATATTCTCGACTCTGATTTCTCGATAGCTGCTCCAGAAAACTGAGCTGCTCTCATAGACATCAGAACCTTCTTGTCGTATATGAACTTTGCATTCTTATCTATATCATCCTTCAACTTGGGATACCTTTTCTTCATCATGTTGACGTATCTGTCAACTATTTCATTCCAGGTTTCCCTTCTCTCTTCTTTTGATATGTACTTAGCATACTTGTTGAATACAACAATATCACTAAGGATCTGATTGCTTTTGTCCATGTTATTTTGCTCTGTCTACAATAAAGTTAAAATCAGGTTGGCTGAAGTTTATTGACTTCATTACCTTATTGTCTTTAGTTCTCTTGACGATAAACACACCTTCCTGCTCTTCTACATACGTTTCAATAGACACCCCTTGCTTATCAGGATGTTTACCTTTAGCGTACGCATCAACAGTAGCGTATGCTTCGTCAGATGTAGAGCAGAACTTTGATAGATTACTCATTGAACCAGCACGTACAATATCATTGATGTTGATACCATTGACCATTGCTGCCTGAGTAACTACCCATAGCACATCAAAGTATGCATCACATAGTTCTGTAAGATCATTGTTCCTTGATAAGGCAAGCAGTAGTTCCTGCATTTCCTCATCAATGAGCATCATATGAAGCTTTCTTTCTTCCTCCGTCATCAGCTTCGGGACGACAGGTTTTTTGATGTTCAGTCTTTCTAACCAGACTGTAATATAAGAATGTAAAGGTTGAATTTTCCCCATTTTTATAGTTTGTTTATTTAAAATGTCAGTATCCTCTTCAGAAAGAAGAGAAAGGTAGTAAAGATACTACATCTCTCAACTTTTTCCAAACGTTTAATCCTTTTCTATCGGATTTAATCTCACTCTTAGGTGCACCCATTCATCTATAGATTCAAGTTCTATAACCCTTATTATGTTGCCACATGTGGCTCTGAGTTCTTTTGCCAGATCTCTGACATGTTGAATGTCTTTCTGACCTGGGGTTTCATCACCAACATTACCGTGTTCTCTTGTAGCAAACAGTAATTCATCACCTTCATGTCCCTCATAATTCATGTAAGAATTATTCTCTACATAATCGATTATGCAATCTGCACTATTTTCCATTTTATTAATATTCTGCGGTTATCTCACACCCTTCTCTTTTAGGGTCAGAATCAAAATAATCATAGATCTGTTTTCCTAATAAAAGATCAGCATAGTCTTCCATTGCTTTTCTTGTAAGGGCATGCTTCTCTATATTCTCATTACTAAAACCAAAGTTTTCATCATTTTTATATAGATCTATGATCTTTTTTACTTCAGGATCACTCTCTATTTTTTCTATTTCTTCTTTGATCTTAGGAAGATCATCACGATCAATGTAATAGTTAATCACTTGCCAGCTTTGCTCTTCAGCACAGAATCTTTCAGGCGCAGTACTGCTTTGTAAACCAAACCAGAACTTACCTTCTATGTCTCCGCTATAATAACGTCCCATATTATTTTATATTCCAATTAATTTCTTCTTTCTCAAGCATATACAGTATGCTATTACACTTACTGAATATCTTGCTTCCATAAAAACCAGCTTTACCTCCAGCATATGCTTCCGCTGCAGGATGTGGTGCTTTTATAACTCTAGTTGCGTCAGCATCAAGATACTTCTCATACCCCTGTGCAGTTTTACCAAGAAGAATGTATACTACATTATCGTTCTTACGATTGATAGCATCTATTACTTGCATGGTAAAAGGATTCCAGGCTTTCAAATGAGAATTGGTCTGACCTTCTACAACTGTTAATGCTGTATTAAGCATCAATACACCTTGCTTTGCCCATCCTTCTAAAGAATGATCAAACTCAAGACATAATACATCAAGGTCGCTTTCAAGCTCTTTAATGATAGTTTTAAGAGACGGTGGTACTTTGACACCCATCTCTGTATAAACACCGAATGAAAGACCTATAGCCTGATTCTTACGTATATAAGGATCAAGACCTAAGAATACAACTTTGACATCTTCGTATGGTGTAAGCTTGAATGCTTTGAAGACATTCTGTTGCACAGGATAAACCGTATTGGTCTTGCGCTCCCCAATCAACCAGTGACCGAGGTTTGCAAAATCCTGTGACATCAGATATGTCCCCATCGCATTGAACCAACCTTCACCAAATAAATTACTCAATACTCGTTGAGTGCTCATTGATTATAAGTTTGTTATAGAACGTCTCTCTGTCATCATTGATCTTTGATCTAAGCTCGCTACCTTCTGGAATTTGAATATCATATTCATTCTCCATCTTTTCTCTCAGTACATCACTCTTCTCTAGTTCGAGACGTATCTTATTATATTTATCTCTGATATTATGAAACTCATATATCCTTTGCTTATGGAAGTTTCCCAACTCTGAAAACTTACCCTGCTTTATCAGTATAAGTTCTGTCTCAAAGTGTTCAGGAATATCCATTGTGATCATTTCAAATTGATCACCAAGCATTTCCTTCTTTACAAAGTAATCGCTGGACTCTAAGAAATGTATAGCATTCTCATATTGAGAATTAGGATTAAAAGGACGCTTCATAAGTATCCATATAGAACCATCTTCATGGTCTTCACGATGCAAATACGCATTAAGTAAGTGATCAGTAAAAGATACATCATGTCTTGTCCCTCCGAATACTGGAAGAACAAGCAATGAAGTATCACTACGTTCCATCATAAGACCTCTGTATTTGCGTACACCTTTATCTTGACGCATAAGATCAATACGATTCAGTTGATACCAACCTGACTCTCTTACATATATCATATCACCACGATAGAAAAGTCGCTTATCTCCTTTTCGTATCTCAAGAATCCCTGTTTCATCTTGAGAAAGAATGTCTGTAACATCCACATCTTTCACACTGAATTGAACGTGAAAGCCTGTGAATGTTACTACATCTACCAACGGTTCAGCTATCATATATATCAGTCTCTATGTAACCGTTATTCTCATAATACTCTCTAGGATAATCCCATTTATCAGTTTCAACATGCCACATGTAGTCATTAAGTATCTGAAATGCACCTTTGCGTGGTCTACCATAACGGTTACCACCGTTTATAGCACACGAAAGATCATTCTCTGATATCATAACATGTATAGGAGCATTCATCATGTTGGTGTCAATGAATATGAAACCGAACTCTTTTGCTACTGTATAACCTTCATACTTTTCACCTTCCATCGTAAGTGCATTAAGAGCTATGGTATACCATGCTGCCTGAAGATCATAACCGAACTTCACAATACTCCCCATTACATTCTGGTCATAGGAAGATGTGGTCTTAAGGTCATATATATTTATAACCTTGGCTGCATGATTTATATGTACAATATCAGGAAGAGCTTTGCATTTTATACCTTCAATATAACAATCAATATCCATTTGATAAATGGTTTCAAGATGACTATTTGTAACAGTATGAGTTTCAGGTACATCTGTTACAAATAGATGTCCTACATACTCATCGTTGATAAGATTCGCTTTCATTGCTGCAAGCTTATTGTAGTCATCTTGAGATATCATGGTAAATGCATTTGCCATCATGGATTCTTTCACCCACTCTCTACCACCGAGTTCTACAAACTCAGCAACCAGATCATATACTTTGGGACTTTTGATTCCTGATCTTTCATATGCTTGTAAGAACATGGTTTCAGTATCACCTCCTGGCATATCAGCTGCAAGTGTCTCCTGCATTATCTGCTCAAGAGCATAAGTGAATTTACCTGTGTTCTTACGTCTGTCTGTCCAAGGGTTCTCATACTGACGGATCTTGTACTTAGAAGTAAACTCAGTTGATGTGTCGAACATCAATGAGTCAAACGCACTACCGAATGTCATAGCTTCACTCTCTACTTTTTGTGCAACACCGTCAAGCATTGCTTTGGCTCGTAGTGGATGACGAACCAATTCGGAAAGCAGTGAACGTGACACTGCCTTCCTTTCAAAATAATTATCTCTTTCCATTATTGAATAATATTTACATTCATTTTTCTCTCAAGATCAATAGCATTTCTTATCATTGATGGTAGAGCAATTTTCACATCATTCATCATCTCTTTCTTTTCAGGAAATGTAAGATTATGATATGTAGTATTGTCCTCTACTTCTATTTCAACAACATCATCAATTCTAATAAGTGCATCATCATCTTTCAACAAAAGCTCTATCGCTTTCTGTCTTATTTCTTTTACTCTTTTATAATCAATACAATGAATACAAAATGTATTGAGTCGAGAACGAGCAATATCTCTAAGACCGTTTCTATAATGATCATATGTAACATTTGATCCTGTTATAGCATAGAGTAAAGGAACAAGAGTTTCATTTTCAACATAAGGTATTCTTTGTAACCAATGCTCTTCTCCAGATAGTGACTCGAAGTAAGACTTTATATCTTTTTTAGTTATTTCAACAAACATTACTTTTTCATATTTATCAGTTGCATTTCCATATCTTCTCTGAAATAGAAAGATGTATCTCTTATAGCAAACTCCATTGATTCATTAGCAAGATAATTAGTGAACGCTGTCACCATTCTTGCTGCGATCAATGCACCTGTATGAGATGTATTCTTCAAAGAACATATCTGTTCTCCTACCTCAGAGTCATCAAAGAGCGTCTTTCGATAACGCTCCTCCTGTCCACGTTTTACAGTGAACACTTCATAACTTTCGATACTCATTCTACCGTCAATGAACAACTCTCTTTCTTCATTCTTACACCATGCATCAAACATTGCTTTCCTAGCTTCCATATTATCAAAGCAGGAGAACGTTACATTAGAAACATAAGTGTTTTCATCAAACTTAGAATTGAAAGTGTGAACATTGAAATCATTGATCTCAGTAAAATTCAAAAGATTTTCAGCTGCTGAACCTACTTTGGTTTTCTCAAGCTGATCTTTAGAAAAGAATTGACCTGAATAATTTACCTTCTCAATAGTATCGTTGTCATATAGAAGTATTTCGTGGTCACCTGTTCTGGCAATAAGAAGAGATAACCAACTACCGATAGTACCTAAACCACCGATAGTCAGTTCTCTTGTATTACCGTACCAAGGGACACTACTGAACCTCGTGTGAGATTCCTTAATGGTCTCGATCATAGTGAATACTCGTTATTTTGGTTAAAAGATTCTGCTGCTTCAGTAATAAGATCATACATCTGACTCATATTGTCACCAATGAATGTCATATTCTTACGAGCTACCTCTGCAGTTTTAAGAAGTCCTGCCCTTGCTTTATCACCACCAAAGAAATCAATTGCTTCACCAGCTATTATATCGCTTGTAAGTGGAGGTATGTTTTCTTGCTTAACACATGCCTCCAAAGTAGGTGATATACCAAACTGTGTGTTTACCACAAACGGATCAATGTAAAGACTACATAAGAAATCTTCAGCATCATTCTGTGTTACATCATACATAGCAGGATCCCACAAAGAATGTTGGTTATGATATGTATTGAACCACTTGTTGTCTTCTGGGTCAGTGAATGTTCCAGTTTTTATCTTGGTTTTAGCAAGTCTCGCCTTCTTTTCTTCTTCCTTTCGTTTATTTATCTCAGCTATCCTTTCTGTAATGATCTCATCATTACATTCAGCACCTTCAATAATTACATCCAGGTCAAACTGCATAAGAATATGCTCTACAGGAAACTCCATAGATACTGTCTCCTCATCTTCTTCGTCAAGATCGAATGATGCACCCTTTACTTCTACAAGCTTGACTATCTTTGCTGAATATCTCTCTTTGATATTGACAATAAGAGACAGATAGTAAGAATAGTTAGCTGCATTGTCATGCAATTCTTGAATATCTGTACCTGAAAAGAACGTATCCATTGTGTGATGCGTATGGATAAGACCATAACGGTTCTCCATATAAGCTGGTACACGGTCTACCATAGTAATGATATCATCAGAATGATTCTCACTCTCAGTATAGCTATGAGTACCAATACCCATTAGATAAACATCAGTTGTCTTAGCTACATAAGTATCTGGATCACTGATACTACCAGCTATCTTCTCATAAAAGATAAATCCACACCATTCTGTATTGCCTATTTCACTATGAAGTTGGTCGATCTTCTTCTTAACTTCTTTAGTTACTATAAGCTTGCCCTTCCCCTTGTGATTGTAGGTTGGGTACTTCTTGTTGTTTTGGTTCATAGTATAATTTTAATATTTGATCTATCTTTTTAACCAATTTTTCACCAAGTTTTCTAGGTACTTGGCTATAGCATGACTTCGCATACTTTTTCATTAGAGAATTATCATATGGAATAATTCTGATCTTTAAAGGTTTATCTCTAAAAACATAAGTGGAAATATATACTGTAGTAGCATCAGGATCTAATAAATAATCTATATGCCAACCGTCCTCTTTCATAGTATGATCTCTATAGTTTACACATTTCAATCTATCATCGTCAATGTGATTAAGAATATCAGAAGATGCTGAAAGATTACCTTCACTATCTATATAAGCAGTTACATTATCTGCATTATTATAAATGATATCATTTACATCAACATTATCAAGATTCAATGTTGAGTCTGATGCAACATTATATAGCTCACATATCTTATGATATGGTCCACCGTCAAGACTTTCCCATCTGATAAAACTATCAAGATAAGCAAGATACATGAACATATCTTGATACTTTCTACATCTTCTGAATCTTACTATACTGGCACTACCAAGACACATGTCTTTAAACACCTGATCACAAGTTCTGGTTACCCGTAAACTTGGTACATGAGAATGCATATATCTGGTATGTAGCTCTATCTCATTGTAAGTATCTCTGAACATATAGATCTTCCTCATCTTGGTTCTCTTAACAGTAGACACAAATGAGGATCTTGTGTAAACACCTTTTAGCAGAGTACATTCGTTACGAGCATTTTTGATCTCTATATCACCATGTTTTACATAAACATCATAATACAATTCAAGATCTGTAAGATCATCACGATTCATATAACTGCTACTTATCTTAATATCAATGTTATCAAGAGATCCTGTCATATCATAATGAGCTTCAAGAAGATCATTAATATTCTTAAGAATAGGCTCAACTACAAGCGAAGATCGATCTACAATATCATCATCTTCAAACATATTGGTTAAAGGAGGATGTAAAAAATCCTCACTTTGAAGATTTTCACGCATAGAAGCTGTACTGATCAGAACAGTTCCAAACTTTTTGTTTCTTATTAATATATTCAAAAGCATGTTTTTAAGATATTAATAAGGGTCTCCCTGCAATAGAGAGACCCTTAATATGATTATCGGTTCAGAAAATTTCTGAACGCTCTGTTAATCTCAGCAAGTGTAGTGTTACCTATTTCGACATTCTCCTCATCTTCAATGATAAGTCTACCGACTGCATCCAGAGACTCTCTGAAACGATCTGTTGCTGCAACTAATTCGCTGTAAGCATTCATCACTTCCATAAATTCTCCAGTATCAGAAACCTGAGTTTCATCATTACCTGCTTTCATCTTTTGAGGAACAACAAGAAGAATCACATCGCCTTCCGATGGAATAAGTGACGAATCGTCAAATAGAGTCGTCTTCGTTGAGTGAATGATGACATTTGAGTTCTCAAAATTTACTTCTGAAACATGAGCTTTCAGCTCACCGAATGTAAATCCTTCAAAGTCAGTTACTTTCAACGGTCTTGCGTTACCTTCCGATTTGATATAAATCGTTCTCGACATTTTTTCTAATATTTATTAGATTAATATTCCACCATTGTCAAGGTGGTCTTCAATTTCAATCATCAGACTACCGAATAGGTCATCCAAATCTTGTTTACGCGATATTTCAGCTTCAATAGCATCTCCTGCCATAGCTGAACTCATCACATTATCACTTGCTTGATCCTGTAGATAGCAGACCTCATATCGTAGTGTATTAACACTACTTAATTCAATCCTATCTCTATCTCTTTTCAGGACTTTACAAGCCTTTTCCAAAGTCTCATTGGAGAGTTGTTCACCGAACATGTTTTTTAATGGTGACACCCGTAAACTTGTCAACATAGGAGTCATAGCCAACAAGTAGGTCGATCCTATTTGTCCATCTTCGGTTCATTCTATCAGCTACCATCCACATACCGTCATAAACACCAGCTCCTGTTACAAGAACAGAATCACCTGGTGAAAAATATATTTCAAGGTCTCTACTGATAGCAATATACCTATGGGACATAGGATCTTTCGGGTCTATCTTGTATCCGAATGCTGTTGTGAACGGATCACTGTCGCATTGCGCTACAGTAGCTTGGTAACACGTTACCGTTACTGTTTGATTGATACTCAATAGAATACTTAAAGTTAATATTGATAGTTTTAACATGATTTACGGATTAGTTCAACAAAATCTTCCAATTTTAAGTGAACATACATCCCTTCTGTTACAAATCTACCTTTCGGGGTCTTGCGTGTCTTCTTATCAAAGATGACATTCATTTGACCCTCTTCGTCAGGCATTTCAGACAGAACTTCAACATAGTTCACTCTGTCTTTCAATGTCTTGCACTGCACATTCAGAAATCCAGTATAACAGAGGTCAACCTTTTGGTCATCTCTGTTTCTTGATTCTGCACGTGAAGTGACAACATCTGGAAAGAACTCAACGAGTATCTTTACACACTCTCTCTCCCACGAATGACCTGCCCGTCTATTACGATTAGCCATTATTCAACTTCACTGTGCTGTCAGATACCCAACAGCTTATCTGTCATACGTTTAGCGTACTCCTTACCATGCTCTTTACAACAGTCGGTTATATCCTTGGTATCATCATAGTTCATTACGGATGATATACCATAGAGATCTTCATGTCGTTGCATAAATGCTTTACCAGCATCATCTGGGTCACCCCATATTACAACTTTATCAAATCTCTTGAGAATACTTTCCATAACATCTTCAGGCACATCGACTGACTCAGCCTGTGGTGCAAATGATGGATAACCGAACTCATGCATAAGCATAACGTCCTTGTAAGATTTTTGTATGACACATATCTCACCGTTTTGCGGTAGTAGTTTGTACCCTTGTAGAGACAAACCTCCTGCAACAAACTTCATTATCTTCTCAAATGGTCTGTATATCTTGAACTCTGTGAATAGATCATAGGAATAAGAGAGGGTCTTACATTTAAATAATGACCTATCTACCCAGAATTTAGATATCGGTTCCACTCTGAAATGATTCAAAGTATCAGGTGTGATTCCCCACTGTTGCCATAGCTCAACATCTTCAGCCGTAGGCGTTCTCTTGTTGACAAGCAAATGTGGAAACTGTGTCCTTACTGGACGTTTGTTAACCATTGGGAGCGATGGAAGAGACACGCATTGCATGTCCTCCCATACTCTTTCGAGCAGCTCACCAAAAGTTAGATATGGATATAATGCTTTGACATAATCAAAGACATTACCTCGCATGCCTGTACCGTAATCGATAAACCTTAAACTACCGTTGTTACCATAATAGAGTCTGAAGGAAGGTGTATGGTCATCCTCACGAAGAGGAGACGATATCATCTTCAATGGCATTACATTGCCGATGTATCTCCTATAGATATCAAGTTCTGAAGTTCTTTCGAGTATCTTATCAACACTCAGGTCTTTTCGTACATTAACAGGCATAATAACATATTGACAGAAATTAACTGTTTATCATCCCCAAGGTGTGTCAGAAGCACCTGCCTCTGTTGCACCTGCTGGGGTCGTTACTGCGGTAGGATTGTATTCCTTCCACTCAATACTTCCCTGGTATTCGTCTTTGAACGCACCATATTCGCTATTGAGTGACTTGGAAAATTCTACTGCAGCATTCTGATAAGGACGGACATACATCTTGCGATATGCAGATTGATACTGTCGCTCCTCACCATTTACATCTACTGTTCTTACACCGAACAACATACCTACACGGTTAGGTTCTCCTTCGTTGGTCATCTTCATGATGTCCTTGATCTCTGAGAAGTTACCTGCAAAGATAGCATCCCAGTTATCAAGATATAAAGGATCTCCGTTCTTACCGCCTTTGTGGTTTACCCATGTACGGATAAAATTCATGAACTGCTCCTCACCGCTGAATGCTTTACGCATACCATCCTTGCTGTACCACTCATACGTTGGTCCATCAGTTGGATCTGCATAGCAGAACTGTGCAGAATTGTTCACATACTGAAACTTACCTGTAGATGATTCTACAGGCTTCTTTGTAATAAAGAATGACTCACGATATAGGAAGTCATCTTCTGGACGACTTAGCCACATATCGATTCTAACACGAGTGTTACCATCGTTATCCTTATCTACATTAGATGTAGGTTCTTTAGGATTCTCGAATCCGAGAACACTCTTCATCTCCTCCACGTTAGGACAGACAGCTTTGACATATACAAAGTTTGCACCTGTCATCAACTTACGTCCTCCAGTGACTTTCTCGCCACCATCTCTCACGCCTATTGCCATGCTTCTACATTATGGTTTGTAGTGTTAGTTTCCTCTGGTTCTTCATTGGTTGTTACACCAGGAATATGTTGAGGAGTCTCATTGAATACTGGCTCGCTACCAGTAGTATCATCGGCTACGTCATCAACCAATGTGAATGTAGGTACAACTACTTTCGTGGTCTTAACATTTACCAACTTTGGATGCTCAAACAAAAGCTTTACCTGCTCTTTAGGCAGATCATAGTAATCCTGAATACATCCGATCTCAGGATTATAGTTACGAGCTGTGTTTGTTCTTGTGTACCCTGAACCCATCAAGGTAATGATCTCGCTGATAGAGATCGTCTTCTTTGAATTGGAGTCTTCCATTTCTAAATAAAGATTAAAGGTTAAATTGATCAGTGGGACCCTCTCCCATAATAATCATCAATATTACTGATGACTTTCTTTAGATCGTTGTCGATCTTAAGTTCATTGAACATTCCCATTGGGGACTTAGCAGTTGTATCACCTGTATTCTGAGTTACAAAATGATTCCAGAGTTTCTTTGTGCCTCCTTCTTCTTTTGTATCTACTCCTGCATACAGTACAATAGTGAACATGCCTTCCAACGTAACCACGTTGTCAACAAGTTTACCGACTGTCTTAGCTTTACGCTTTCTGACACCTGATGAATCCATAACTTCCTCATCGTGAGTAAGATATACAACGGTCATGTCATCACGTAGATCTGCTGGTGCATTGGCGAGTTCCCATATATGTTTGCCGATCTGGGTGAACTTGTCAAACCCTTTTATCTCAGCCTTACGCATGAACTCATTCGCTGCACAATACTGCCAATCATCTACAATGATGGTTTTAATGTGTGGCATCTTATCGTTGATGAACTTCATCACTTGAAGTATTGTAGGTACATCATCTGTAGAATACATGTTGCCACCGTCAGGAGATGCTCCCTTTGCGACTTTCTTGTAGTCCCGTCCTTTAGGAAATGGCAATGCCTTACCTTGAACGTTGATAATGTAAGTACTCTTTGGATCGAGATTCATCATTGATGTGCTCTTACCGACACCTGATGGTCCGATAATACATACGCCTATTGCGCTCATTCTTATTTTATTTAAAGATTCTGTATATACTGATAGACCTTTTCTATGGCTACAGTATCTTCTACTCTTGGCAGTTCTTTGAAATAACTGCATGCACCATCAAAGAATAATGGTGTTCTGATGTTGGCTTCTCCGTCACGACTTTTGAGTACCAGTAACATTCTGAAATGATCTTGCATTACATCTACTCTATAATCATCACACTCTTCCATCTGATATCTATCAGGGGCAAACAATCCGAAAACATTATCAGCATCACGCTGTGTCTCCTTATTGTTTGCTAACCCGTCAAGTGATGGTTCAAGCTTCTCGTCTATTGATTGACCTTTGAAAGTGTATTGCTTCTTCTCTTTATCAGAACTCTGCTGCTGAACGTTTACAACTATGTTAGCATACTTGTTACGTAGTTCAATACAATGCTCTGAAGAGAATCTGCTTATTGTCTCATGCTTGCTAAGACCTCTCTCTGTTCTCAATAGACCGATATGGTCAGTGATACATATGACATACTCATTGACATCATCAGGAATATAGGTGTCATTGACCTCCTTATCTTTCCCATCGATGGTAATGGTGCGTTTTGTCCAATGTCCTCTGCTCTCGTTGTAGCTCTTCATTGTTTTGAAGATGCCTGTAGGATTATGTATGTGATCTACAATGGTGACATACTTTTCAAGATCAGCAAAGTAATCCTTTGCTTCTTCTATCTTAGTAATTACATCATCAGGTAGATAATACCCTACGTTTCCAACTGACCTGAGTTGTTTAATGGACACTCGCATGCCATGTTGCACGAACAACCAGTATGATATGATGGACATCATAAATTTCTCCTTGCTTTCCTCTAAACTGAAATAGAATATTTTCAGTCTGATGTCTGTGTCAGGGTTCTCCTTGATGAACGTGTAAGGGACGATAACATACAGAAAACGTGCAAGCTTTGATTTACCAACGCCTGAGTTAGCTGTACATATATCGTATGTACCTCGTTCGATACCAGGAAAGAACTTACTGGTTCTTTCAAAAGGAAATGGAATACAATTTACATGTCCGAGAGCTGCTCTCTCCTGCCTTTTCTTTATCTGCGAAAGGGCAGAATCAAATATGCCTTCCCCACTTGACTCTATCTTGTTCTCCTCCATCTTCTATCATTGCGTCACATAATGAAGCAAGCATTGAGTTATTATCCTTGTAGATAAGATACTCTGCTACTTTCATAAATGAGTAGCCTTCCTTTGCTTTATCTGTGACATATTTCTTAGTAGCTGCCAATATTATCTCATCCGTATAGTCGAACTCTCGCTTAAACTTTCGCATCTTGCGAATAATATTAGTAAGATTCCCTCTAACAGGATGATTGTTGGTCTTGACTCCTTTCGGAAAGTAATCTCTGAACTCAGAACATAGCTGCACGATCTCCTTTGTAGATGGAGGTACATGTTTTTCTTCTGCTTCAAAGAATATTTCGGTTACAAACTTGATACCCTTATCAGTTATATTGTTATCTTCAGTGATAACATCTATATCCTGCAAGTAATCTCTGTTCACCATATTTCCGATCATGTCGTCAGAACCTGCACTAAGCATCTTTAGATAAAATACTTCGTTCGGTGTAAGTCCATAATCACTCATCAACTTCACATTTACACCTATTCTTTCCATTAGATTTTTCTCATTTTAGTTTTATATTCCAATTAGAATTATCATATCAATAGTATTGATCTCATACCGCTTTCTTAGTAAGCGAATCAATATTCAAATGCGGAACTACGTTGAACTCTTGCATCGGAATGCTTTCTGTCATCTTGTTGAACCACTTCTCTTCCTGCGTACCTATGGTCACAAGGATAAATACCTTACCCTTCTTGTTACCATTCTTACGCAGTCTTCCTATACGTTGGATCATATCCAATGAGGAACTGTAGTAGCTCATAATGATGACATTATCTGCACCTTTAAGATTAGCACCTTGTTTTAGCATCTTGAAAGAACCTATCACATCGATGTCACCCTTATCAAAATTGTTACGGGTCTCGAAGTTCATGGTATCTCTCTGCTTCTTGGTCTCACCTTTCTTTGCAGATCTTACAATGTGAGGAGTTATGTCCTCAAGTATGTTCAGGTCATTGTTGAATATGATACTCTTACCCTTTACGGTCTTGAGTATACTCTTCACAGCACCTACCTTTGACGGTAGACTGTACAATAACTTTGAACGTTTCATTGCTGCACTCTTTACAAGAAAATCCTTGTTGCTGTACACTCCTTGCCAGAACAGATCGTCAAGATACTTATAGGCACGTGCCTCAGTTGTCTTAAATCTATTCGCTTTAGAGCCTCCATCAACAGTCTTCTTGTCTGTGTCAAGTCTGTGATAGATAACATGTATGTCAAGCTTTCTGCTTGTACCTTCACGTTGACCATCACCTACATCATATGTAAAACATACTGGTGCGATATCATCAAGAAAAATCTCCTTGCTGACCTCTACACCATCTATTACATAAGTTCTTTCTGACTTTACTGTTGCGCTGAGACCAAGTATATTCTTACACTTGTTTTTCTTATAGAACTGTACATATACTGGACTCATAGAGTCATGTATCTCATCGCATACTGCAAGATCAAAAGTCTTCTTGACCCACTTACATGCTGATTGGTAGCATGCAAACTCAAGATTCACATGACTTAATATGTCAACACCGAAAAGCTTATTGTACTTTTCTATGTCAACCATTAGATCATGTTCACGCTGTGCTGTCTCTGCGAGAAACACAACGTTTGAACCTTTACGCATCTTAGCCATGCAGTCCAAGGACAGAAAGGTTTTACCCATACCTGTCGCAAGTTCTACAGTAGCTTTCTTGTCAGCAGCTTCCCAAGCAGTTATAGCCTGGAGTGCGACTTCTCTTTTCTTCTTATCTATTTTCATTTAAAGAAGAATTTTCCATATGTGTATGCTGCATGACCAATTGCCAAAAGCAATAACACTAATCCAAAAGCAACTACACCTTTGCTTAATAATTCATCTGACGGTTCTTTCATAACTTATTGAGAATTTTATTACACTCGTTTACATAGTAATCATAATTGAGATCATAAGGTCCATTAAATGCTCTATTGAACATGGTTACAGTATGACCTGCTTCAATGTATGATTTCCGTTCTACATCTATTTTGACATCATCTATGACATCAAAGATGCTTGTCTGATTTGTTGGTTGTAATTCCAAAACGTCTTTCTTATTGACATCAGGAGGTAGAACCTTTCTCAGATAAACACCTTCATTCGACACATAGTACCTATTGGTTTTCTGTGTCGATACAACGACATGCTTGCCATCTTTGAGATATTCAGTCTCGTATCTTGCTCCTCCACGTGCTCTTACAGAACCACAGAAGTCATAGATACCGTGCGACTTTACATTCAGATCATCGTAATGATCAATGTCAAGATGATTCATAATAGTATCCTCTACAGATACACCATGAATACATGCACGAGCTACAGCAATAGAAACAATCCTATGTGATTGATCCTTATGCCAAGCTTTATCTATCTCAAATGCACCCTTGAACTTGTACTTGTTATCAGTTGTAACACTTAGGTAATTATTGACATCCCTGATGAACATACTCTTGTAATGAGCATCTTCAAGCACAAGACCTGTGAGTTCTTCCCATTTCTTCATCAATGTCTGAACAATACTGTACTGATCACGTAGCATTCTAACGGTGATACCGTCTGTGTTTGCCTGAAGTAGTACAGCATCTGTTGATGTAAGTACCCACTCTGTCAACATACTGAGCAGTAACTGCCCGTTGACCGTAATAAACATTGTGAATTTGGGGTCATAAAGATATGAATAAATATCATTGCTCTTGCCGTATACGCCATTCAACGAAATTTTTAATCCGTAATTCTCTGGAGTTCCTTTCGCAAAGGTTTTACGTGTCTCAAATATATTTTCGTATACTTCACAGAAAGCATCACCTAAATGTTGTGGTGCTTTCTTATTACGTATAGCGAGATTTGGATAGTATGATTGCACATCAATGTCGTATATCATATGCTGTTCGTCTTCGTGGTATGAACCACTTGTAGTACAGGCATGTATACCCCCTGTACCGTAGTCATATGGCACACCTCTAAACATTACCTGATGTTTCAAGTCACCTTTAGTATCACGTACTATCGTGCTCTTAAACTTTTCAAGTACAGAATTGAACTCTGGTGTATCAAACTTCACATACGGCAGAATAATATCATTCAGATCTATTCCACCATTACGATATGTACGCATCTTACGTATCTCCCAATGTGGGATACCCATCTTCTCAGCAATGAATTTGAGAATGATCTCGCTGCCTATCTTAGGATCATTGGCATCATATAACTTAAGGTCATATGTCTTGCTTAATCCTTGACGCAAGTCTATCTCTTTCTCCGAAGCTATTGCGAACAGCTTTGTTGCAGCAACATCATGGTGACAATAATCTACTACTGTCTGTACATCCTCTTTCTCAATAAAAGTACCTGGAGCAAACGGAAGGTCTTCCACATTCTCCATTCGCATTGCTATCTCAATATGTTTGAGACCGCATGCTTTAGCCTTATTGTTAAAGTGATGCATTAGAAACAGATCGAACTGAGGTATGCGTACCTCGCTGTCTTTAAACCAAGGTTTTTGATCAGAATGTATAAGATCATCAGAGTATTTAAAAATACTCATGCATGTTTCAGCAGCTGATAGATCTCTACTTATACTGAACATATGATGCAATACAGGATAGTCGTATCCTATATTGTTAAAACCCATCATAGCTATACCATCTGTCATCCGATCAAGAAACTGTCCTATAGTATTCTCTTCATCAGAGGCGTGAAGAACGTATTCATAACGTTCCTCACTCTCCAATGAATGTCCCACATAAATGAACAGGTTCGGATAGACTTCAATGTCTCCGACCTCCTTGATCATGACTGTTCAGATGCAAACTCAATTAGATCAATATGATCTTTAAGTCTGAAGTTAGGCTTCTTGACAAGCTTCTCTATGAGTTTCTTGTTGTTAACAAGTGTCTTCATAGTCTTGTACTCTTCAGGATACCTTTTGATATGATCAGCCATAGCAACGATCATCTGTATATCTATCACAGTACTTTTGATATTATGCATAAGATCGTAAAAAGAAAATGTTCTGCATAATTTCTCAGGCATATCCTCTCTGATTTCTACTGTCCTTGCTGGTGAACCATTTCTATGATTTATCGAACAAAGCTTTACAATAGTAGCATTGTTACTCTCATCAACATGGCTTGACATATAATCATAAGCATAACCTTCGTATTGAGTACCAACATCTTCCATAAGACCGTAACGCGTACCTGCATGATATTTATCAACAGGTCTGCTGTATAAAGGAACTGTTTTTGTCAACTTAGGAATAAGTTCGGCAAGATCTGATAGTTCTTCAGTTGTCATAACTATTTCTTTTTGGGTTCAACTTTTCTAAACTTGCTGGCAGGATGCCAGTGTCTCGTAACTGCTTGTCCTTCAACATTGTAGAACTCCAAGTGGTCACCGCTTATACGTTTGATCGTATACCATTGCATGTGAATAAACTTCTTACCAGGGTTCAGACTCTTTACAGTCTTCTCACCTATGATCTCATCACGCCACAGTTTTGCATTACGTACAGAGCTGTTAAACTGCTTTATCAGCATGTCGTCTACACTATCTGTACCCTCAAATACAACACGTTCTCTTTTCTTTTTGCTTATTCTACTTGGACGTTCCTTGTAGTCTGTGCAATAAGGAGCCATAATGATGCTACTCTCAACGCATACTACGCGATCCTTTTCGCGTAGCTCTTTACCTTCAATATCCACTGCCATTATTTTTCTTCTTTGTCAGTGTTGTCCGAAACGGGTCGGATACCCTCTGGTGTAATTTCAGATACAAGTCCTACATTACCATATAACTCAAGAGTTACATAGTTAAGAACCTCATCTTTCTCACCTTGAAACTGTACAAATCCTGAATCATCAGTACCGTCTATTTCTTTTACGGTACGATGAAAGACCGTTGTTTCTTGCGTGTTCTTTCTTACAGCCAATACTTTATTGCCTGTAACTGGAGACACAGCTATCCCCATAGTGTATTTACTTTCACTCATTTCAATTGAATTTTATTAAACTCAGTTTAACCAATCTTTGCATTTCTATCAATGCACATAGCTCGCTATCGTCACCTCTCAGTGCTTTGTCGATCTTTTCATCAAGGCATTTGTTGTATTCTATTACAACCTCTGCATTGAAATACCGATTGTTCATATCAATGTGATCCTCATTACTAAGGTTCACATATTGCAAGGAATGTTTAATGTCAACATGTTTATGACCCATTGCAATGTAATTATGACTGTGAAGAGCGAGAACGCAAACTTATACTTATCGATAAATAAAAGGGAAGCGTTATAAGTATCCCTGGTTCTTGCACTCCTATGCTGAACACCAATATGTTCGGGAGCAGTTGAAATGTATGATGGTATTCCACTTTGAATCTGTTTTTCATCGTTCATGTCTTTTTTATGATGAAAATGCCTACTCTATTAAAGGTTTTCGGCTTACCCTGATCTATTCAAAAAAATAGGGAGTGATGTCGTTCACTCCCCAAAACGTCTTAGGCAGCCAGTCTAACTGGTGCTTGAGAAAGGTTGATAACTTTGCCTGTTATCGAGTATGATTCTCTCTATGTTCCTATAATGCTGTCAAAACCAGGCACCCCCATGAGTTAAAATATAGTGGAGGTGAAGGGAATCGAACCCTTGTCCAACAAAACGGCTGACATATGTCAACAAATCAATGCTTTAAATGTACAAATAAATAAACACAATCTGCCTCCCACCACAGGAGGATGTGTATGTAACACCAATGGTTTGCACCCACCTGTAACAGGAACACACTTTCAAACAGACAACGCCCTTTGGTGTCAGGCTGTAAACACCGAGATTATTTAGTTTTCCGAGGGGTGGATCGGTTAGACCACCTATTGTCTACTGTCTGCTGAAACAGATGAATTTCAATAAGATGAGAGAATACGGCACTCTGTAAGTCTTCGTGCTTTCAGGTTGTAAACCATTTCCGCAGGGATTTTGGGTTCTTCCCCCCGTTCCCACTATTCTCTCAATTCAAAGATTTTCTTTCATACTCAACCAACACATCTTCAATACCACCTACCTTACAGTACTTCTCAATGAAGGCTTTTGAAGGTTGTGCTATCCTCACCTCTTCCCACCTCACTTCAAATTCATCTCCTACATCTTTTAGCACTGTCAACTCAGGATCAGTTGTAGCGATGATCTTCTTACACTCACCCTCTAAAGGAGTTATCCCTTCTCCTATACTCCTATCATGCGATCCGTCATCATAAAGCATTCTGGAGTCATCTTTATGTTTATAAGCTTGACAAATAATATTCCCCCCACCAAAAGAATTTTTATAGTAACACCAATCACCCTCTTTTATCTCATCATCAGACACTATGTACAAGTGCTGGCATTGCCAATCAATATCATTCGCAACAGCAACTCCCTCATCATAACAAGATTGTAACTTACCATCATGAATAAATATTCTACTGTCTTGAGCAGTTGGTAACATGATGACCTTTGCTTTCTTTTTCATGATTCTTTAGTTTGTATTTACATTTAACTGTAGAACTCTTTCGGATAGTATCATAAAGACTGCTCTTAGCCATTGATAAGTATTCTCCACATTCAACAATTGTTCCTGTGAATACTGTAACATCATCTTCAATGATGTCAACCAACTTACCTCTGTACACATTAAAGTCTTTACTACGCTTTTTACCCTTATTATGAGCAGGTCTTCCTTTTCTTATCTGAGATAATCGTTGCCGAGTTTCTAATGATAACTCTCGTCTTATCTCTGTCTCTTTAACTGAATTGTATGGTGGAAGACCATCTTTCAACAATTCAATTTCACGTTGTTTATAATCATCAGTTATCTCAATTACTTCAAATATGAAGTTTTCAATTCCATATTTATTAACTGCTCTTTGAAGTATTGTACAACCTGATTTACCTTTTGACAACGTAGAACGATGACTTCTCTATCTTGATGAAAAATGCTTTGTACTACCTATGTAATACTTTCCATTCACTTTGTTCAATATCCTGTAGATACCTGAATATTTCCCTTCTCCTTGTGCTATTCTTCTTTCCATGATACAAAGATAACTAATTCTGTGCTTTTTTACGTTCCATTACTTTTTACTTTTATGAATAAGAACTACTTCATCTCCACTCTTGATAAAATTAACACCGTAATTTCCTGCAGCATAGAGTTTAACAGTTACGTAGAAGTTATCACCGAACTCTTCTGTGGTCGTATAACCTTTCTTAATTACTCCTTCCAATTCTCTTTTACGTTCCATTTGTTTATGTTTAAAAGGTTTGAAATAGAGAAGGTCAATGAATGACCCTCCCTATATAATCATGTTCTGTAGCTACTTCATAATCTAAGAAGTAATCTGCTGATTCAAAACGTTCTTCAAACCTGTGTGCTAATCTATACACAAGCTTACCGTTACATAAAATGAAGTCATCACATGTAAGAACTACGCTCTTAACATATATAGGTTCATTATACTCAACGTTGGCAAACATTTACAATCCGCTGTTTATTCGTAGTATCTCAAGTCGAAACTGAACCAAGGAAATATCAGACTTACTGTACTTTGTATCCTTAAATTCGGTTAATGGCTCATTGTTGTTATTTCTGTCAACAAGCCTCCATTTTCCTTTAGATGTACTGTTTACTACCTTTGGGTAATTTCTAAATTTCCTTGGTTCTTTTAATTGTCCGTCAAGTATCATAGTTAAAAAACGTTTGCCAACAATAAATAAAATTGAATAGCGCAGGTTGGCGTTCTGCTTCTATCCAATGTTTGTTCGTGCGCTACTGCATTTTATTAAGACCGTTATGTGGCATTAACCAACCACTAACCAGATCCTTCTGCTGCAACTTACAGGGCTTGTTGTTCCACTATAGCTTTGTATAACCTTTCGTTTATCACCATCCGCAAAACCCCACATCACCAATGGGTATTGTATCAAACTTGGGTGTACCAAATCGTCTAAATACAAGTCATTTTCTTTAATGGTTTTTGCTGT